ACCCGATGTATTCATTATGATGCCCGATGGTTTGGCATACACAAGAGAAGGCGAAAAAGTATATGCCAAATCTGTGGGGAACCCCGAAGGCGCAGATGGTATGGCTTCTTTTGCCGATGATCGGTTGGATGATGTGATTGAAGCCGCCGAGGAATGTCCTGGCGAGTGCATCTTCATTGAACCGTAACGCCACAAACTTGTTAATCTTTTGTTACTACATTCTTTTTGCGCCACTTATGATATAATATAGAGATGTACGAGTATAACATTAAGAAAGTAACCAAAGTAGTAGATGGTGACACAATTGATGTTGATATTGATTTAGGCTTTAACATCTCCTACGCACAGCGTGTTCGCCTGGCTGGAATAGATACTCCCGAGTCACGCACCAAAGACGCACGAGAGAAGGCTCTGGGGCTTGAGGTGAAAGATAAAATCAAAAAGGCGATAGAGAGTGCCAAAACAGTTATTATAAAAACAGAGCTCCCCGATAGCACCGAAAAGTACGGACGCATCTTAGGCTGGGTGTATTTGGATGGAGCCGCCAAATCATTGAATGAGCAACTCATTGAAGAAGGCTACGCATGGTCATACATGGGCGATACCAAGATCAAAGACTTTGATGCTCTCTTGAAGAAACGCAACAAAAAATAGTTAACGCCGAATAAACCGTCTTAGTACAATTTTCGTCGCCGCCACTAAAATAAAACCGATGACAATATAGCGGAATACTTCTATAAGGAAAATAAACATCAATTGAGTTATCCACCATACCCACATGATGCTCATGGGATTTGACCCACACCTTGTCTAAAGTCTATGTTCATTACCATTCTAAAAGGAGACTGTACAGGGCTGGAACCCGCATGGAGGGTGCTCCCGTCAAATATGATAGCCCTACCCTTCTTGGGGTACACAATGTCTTCTTCATTCCAATTTTTATCAAAAAATATTGTTGGACCATCCGATTCATTGATGTAGTATATGCAAACCATATGTTCAATCTTTGTCCCATCGTCATATCCCAGATCCACATGCGGGGTGTGGGGCTCATATGAATTATATGGTGGGCATGGGGATGTTAAATTAACCTTAGCTCTGAACAAGGTAATATCTCCATACTCCCGAACAATTGCATCAAACAACGGGCGAATAATTTTTAAATGCGGGGAAGAAGCTTTTACATCATGCATAAACAAATGGTGGGTGAGTTGGATAGGGGCATGAGCCCAAGGCTTACCACCTGCACTAATATTGGTTGGGTGTAAACGCCAAGCAAATTGATTGGAGCCAACATAGTCCAACAACTCATCTTGTTGTTCTGCAGAAATAAAGTTATCTATAATTTTCATGGCTGGCGAGGTAGGGGTTGAACCTACGACCCACGGATTAACAGTCCGTTGCTCTGCCGACTGAGCTACTCGCCAGGGTATTACTTAATTAACAGTATAGCAATTGTAATTGCATGAAGTGTGAAATACACTGCATGTGTGATTTTATCTTGTCTAGACATTATGACTCACATCCATTCTTGCAGTTGCACTTTTTGGTTCCTTTGTTTGCTCTATCAAAATCAATATGAACACCGCCATGATCCTGACCCATTGAGCCTTGAAAGACGGTATTAAGAGCAATCGTAATTCTTTCAACATCCTCTTTTAATTCCCCAACACGATGAGTCATGCTTGATGGGAATATTACAATGTCTCCAGGCTTTGCCTCGTAAAAAAAGTTATCGCCATTATAATAATTTAATTCAGTGTGTGTGAAAGACCATTGCTTTGTGCCTGGTCTATAAAAGTAAGTTCCATCCACCTCTGCTGTTTTAACATACATGATTATAGAAAGGAAGCTATTTTGATGAGAATGACTTCCCTGCCAGTCACCTTTATGGCAAAGACCAAGCCATGAAATGCCAGGAACTATTCTAATCGGATCTGATGTTTTAATAATTTCATCACGATAGAAATCAAGATGCATTTGGATTATTTCGTTGAGTTCATTCATCTCTGGAGCATCCATAAAATATTCATTTAATGGTGTCATCCAGTTGCCCTCATGACGAGTGACTTCTTTGCTTCTCTTTTCAAAGAAACTCATCTCTTCTTCAGTGAAATCTCTACCAATGGAGCTTGTGTATAGCGGCACTGGGAATAAGTTTTGAATTGCAATTTCCATTCCATCTCCTTTTGTTCTATCTAATTATATCACCAGAAAAAATTGCTCGGTTGCCTGGGTCAATTATTTTATGACTAATGTTAGTAAAGCCTAAGTCTTCCATAATAGATTGCACCGCAAGTGGATTCATCCCCCAGTAATCATTTATTTCATCATTTCCATGATTGCCAGTATAATACTTAGCGGCTGGATAGGGTATATCCAGCATGTCCACATGGAGCTCTAGTATCAATGTTCCAGAGCATAGATTTCTTGCAATCTCAATATATTGAACTGGGTTCTTGGATAGACAAACAACACATAACATTAATACATAATCAAATGTCCCAAGATCTTTCTGCTCTAAGTCTTCAACGCTTGATATTACTTTTTCAACTTTAGAATTTAAATGTTTATGTGCAAAATCAAAACCTTGATCTTTAGACCAAAAAGATGACTCCTTCTCCCACATGTATTTGTCATTTGCAACCACCCTCTTTGCGTTTCTTTTTTCACACTCAAAAGAATAGTAACCATCCCAGCAACCAATATCTAATACAGACTTACCTGTTAAGTCCTTGGGTAGTGGAAGAGTATCTAAAGAATTTTGTAATTCATAATTAGCCCCAGCAGTCATTACTCCGTTAATGGATATCCGATGATACCATTTGATCTTGTTCATTTCTTCTATCATATTTTCCATGAGAGCCCCCTCTCGGGATTGAACCGAGGACCACCTCATTACAAGTGAGGTGCTCTACCACTGAGCTAAAGGGGCGTTAAATTTCAAATAAAAAATTAATAACAATTCTTCTAGAATGGAAAGATGGACTACTACCCCCATGAATATTTGTCCCATTAAAGAATACTGCCGAACCCATTTGTGGTTTAATTCTTTTTACTTCTGTACTTTTATCAGCAGTTTTGTAAAACACTGTGTCACCATCTGATGTATTTACATAGTAGATAACAACGAGGTGAGGTTTTGATGAATCAATATGTGGTGTAAGACTAATTGACTGTTCCGATACTTTTGTTTGAAGCCCTATTCTTATTCTACTAAGTTTTTTATATTCAAAATTAAATTCTTTTTTAAAAAAAGGAATTGCGTTATTTATTAAATCATGGATTGGTTTTAAAGTTTTTTTAAGATCTTCATTCCAGATACTAGTTTCTCCTTCAAGATCAACCATATGAAAAAACCCATATCCATCACAATAAGTACTTTCATGAGATAATTCTTGATATGTCATATCATCTAAAAAAAACCAAGGAAAGCCCCTAGACCCAAGAGCTGTTAGTATATTTTCTTGCAATTTCAATGGTAGAACATTTTCTTTAAAAACAATTTTATTCATTGGTGCTCTCACTGGGACTTGAACCCAGAAACCTTTCGGTCAAGGGTTTTAAGCCCTCCGTGTTTGCCGATTTCACCATAAGAGCGTTCATTTCTTTTTGACCACTTTCTTTTTAACAACTTTCTTTACAACTCTTTCTTTCGGCATATCTGGTAGGGGCATCCACTTTCCCAATGATTCTGAGATGGCATCAATAATCCGCTCAATTTCATAATCCAAAACATTAACTGTTGTTTTCAAAATTGCTTTACCTTTTGGATCATCATCTTCTACTTGTAAAATTTCTGAAACAACTTCTGATAAATGAGCCATATGGCAATGCAGCAACTCATGAACAACTGTTGCACGAAAGTCTGTTGCGGTATCTTTTCTAAAATCTTTGTGAAGATACATTTTTGCCAGATGCTGACCGTGAACAACTTCTGTCTCACCAAGGGCATCAGGGCTGGATGGTTTAGTCTGCATAAGAATTGTCCAATGAGAAAGACCCATCATGTTTTTTAGCTTATTAACATAACGAACTACCCATGCATCCATAGGTGCAACGACTACACTAGGCTTTGTCATCAAAATCCCTTTCGCCTGGGTAAACTCTCCAGTCAAAATCGCCGTTGCTCCAAAATGGAATTTCTCCAAGAACCATTGCCATCTTACCAATCAACGGATCTTCTTTTGGAGCAAAAATATCAAGATCGTACATCCAGCTTGCGCAATACACTTCTTCAGAGAACGCCTCCATAACAACTGGCAGGGCTTCTTGGATAATATCCTTGAGCAACCTGTTTTCTGCTAAAAGATTATTTACCTTTATTTCTTTAACTTCTTCTCTAAAAATTGCATAGTTGAATTCATCATCATAGAAACTATTGTCACTCATCGGTATCCTCCTTATATTTGGTAATTACAGTATAACCTGTTAACGGACAAATTGTTTTGCTTTTTATAGAATCAATTTCTTTACGAACAACAACTCTTTGCACCCATCTATCGGTGCCGTCATATTTTGCCTGAAACGCTGTTCTCCCGTGAACAGTAATGTTGTTATCTAAAACCAACAAATCTCCAGCTTTTAAAAAAACAGTCTGCGTGTTTCGCTCAATAGCCTTGGTGAAAACATTCAAAGCCATTTGAGATTCCGTGGTTGTTCCAGTCATAACTGTTCTATCATATTTCATAATATATCTGTTGTTAATGTCTCTGCTGATTATTGGCATTACAACAGAGTGGTCTTGCTCTCCATTTAATCTAAAACTTTCATCAACAGATGTTTTAAACAAATTCTTTTTTAATATATTTAAAATGCCAATATGTATATCTTTCAACACATCTGACAACAATGCGTAAGTTGTCCCCGCTGTTTCATCACCACGCAAACACAATAGCAACAAGTGATCTGGTAAGTGGGGGTGGAAAGCTGCTTCTGTATGTAATTCTAAATTTACTTTAGAAGATGAAGATATCTGATGCTCTGCCTGTCTCCTAATTGGAAAAATGTTTTGGACAATCTGCCCACGCTGTTCTTGTAGATACCCAACTGGATGCCCAAAGCCCTTAGCGTACTCTAGCAACAAGGAGCTTGCCTTGTTTGTATTAAAACTCTCAAGGAGGTTTGATGGGGTTGGTGGGATATCACCAATATCTAGATTTCTAAATAAGATCATATCCCACCTCAGCCATAATTAAATACTTACTCGTTCTTCTTTTGGATTAAGAATTTCAAAATGTCCACGCTTTACTTTTTTAAAGTAACCACGATTGGCATTATAGAAATTATAGAATGTTGGGAGCGAGATTTGTACATCTGTTGCTAATTGCACAGGGGTAACAACCTTTCCAACATTTCCATTCAAGAAATTAACAATATTATCTTGCTTTGATTTTCTTCCAGTCATTTGTTTCACCATCCTTTCTTTAAAGTTAAACATTTCTGCATATTTTTCATAGCTTTCTTCTGAGATGTTATAATACTTTGCTGTTTTGGAAGGGGACCACTCTTTATAGTGACCGTAAATAACAGAAGCCGCTTCACGATGATTATCTACTGGAACTTTAAGCATTAATTTATCAAAAATGGCTTGAAACTGAGGGGTTCTAATAAACCCGCTATCTTCTTCGTTTAGGATGTTCTCAATGGGCATATGGTTCCTTTCGTTAATAGATACATACTATCATTCTTAGAAAGAAAACCCCCTCGTTTTTAGAAATTCTTTTGGGAATATCAAAAGGGCGCTCCCCGTATCTATAATAACCTTTCGGAATATCATAAATCAGGAAACGCCCTTAAAATTATTTTTTAACAGTTGGTGATTTTTTTAGATCGCTATGTTGCTTAATATGACCTTCAAGTTTGCTATCTACATTCCGAACATCTACATGAAGTCCTTTTAATAAATCAGCAACAATTCCATGATCAGACTTATTCTCTTTTCTACCCGCTTGTACGAGGGCAGCCAAGACAACGCCTACTGCTGCAATTACCGCTACGGCAACAGCTTCCATGTTTTTACTTTGCCATCAAAAAACTGGCAATTACATCAACATCAATGTCAAATGTGCCATAGGCGGCTTCGTGAGCCTGAAGGGTCTCAATCAAGCTTGACTTGCGAACCCGTTCTGGATCAAGAGGAACTTCTTGCGCCGAAGGCTTAGAGGATGCTGGTTCGCTTGTTGAACCAGTATCGCTACCTGTAATAGATGCGGCTGGTTTGGTGGTTAACATGAATGTTACATCCTTAACTGACTTACTTAACATATCAATTTGACCTTGATGATACGATGCTGTTTCAACAAATTCTTTCATTTGGGCAAAAGCAGCCTTAGCCATATCGTCATTTTTCTTTTTTAGAAAAGAATGTTGATTGATCATTGCTTCTGCATTGTCTACTGGAATTTTAATATAATTCATATGTTCTCCTTGTATTTTAGATATACCTAATAGCATATCATAATTTTCTTAAACTAACGGACTAATATATTGAATCTTACGAACATTGACATAAGTTTTACTCATATCAGCGTTTGAATCATCAACAGGTCCACCGACTACCCAAGCATCACAAGTACGACTTGCTGCACATTTAAAATCAAATATTTCGCAATACCCAAGATTTGCAAGGTTAATTACAGCATAGGCTTCATCTTCTCCACCAAGCCCAGCAGCAATTGCAGTGCGCATATCGGTTGTTTGAATGAAAGCTGCACAGTTTCCACAAAGAGCAGTTTTTGCTTCTTCTGGTGTTGTCTTAAAAATATCAGCTTTTTGTTGCCAAAATTCTGGATTAGAAATTGCAGGGTTCATTGGACCATAGTTAGCAACATCAATGCAGTACTGTCTATTTTTAATATTTATTGTAATATCCTGAGTTGCTGCTGGATAGCCATTAATCATTTCTTCGTTTTTTTCAATGTCATCAATAAGTTTCTTTTTTTTCTTTGAACCATAACCCCGTTGTGGATTCTTAATACCAGAACCCATTGAGCTGGTAGTTACTTCATCAGATTTTTCTTCATAGCCATTTGCCTGTGCAGCAACTCCCTGCATTTGAGCTTTCATTTTTGCGGCTTCCATAGATTTTTCATCGCCAGCGGTGTATAGATAGCACTTACCGTTATCTCCCCATTTATATCCTGGCTTATCTCCATCGGAGCACGAACGAATTGGCATGATCTACTATTGTAGCAGATTATTCATATACGGAATATAGATCTTCCTGAGTCCATCTTTGAACTGGCATTTTTACATCTTTAAAATAATAAAAAGCATCTTCCGATGTATAATATATCCTAGCGTAAGCAAGTCTTGCGCCTTCATCGTAAGCACTACAATCTGGGTTTTGATCTAAATATAGAGCCTTATATTGATAAATATCTTCCTGCCAGTGTATAGCATTAACTGGCACCAGTTTCCAGTTACAATACGGACATAGCTTCTCTGGGTAGGGAAAATCTTTTTTAAGACCACCAAGTAACATTAAAAATCTCCTTCTTCTTTATTCTTATCTTCTTTAGTAAAGCTCTCTCTTAATAAGTAATTAATAATATGATCCAAAGATGACCGTGCTATTTCTACACCATCCATAAGAGCGTTCATTTCATCAAGCGTCATTGGATAATCATCACCAGGGCTTTGTATAAAAAAAGCTGGGACATAGCTATTTTCAAAAGGAACAGTTTTGATCACAATAGACAGGCTCTCTATATCTTCTAAATTACTTTCACCTTCGTATGGTATAATTCTCATCGCAATCAATTCCTTTATTGCTAACAATTGTAATGTCTTTATATGATATTAGCATATTTCTTAAAAGCGATCTTAGCATGATTTGTTCTGTATTTTTTACTTTCCCAAAAATAAGTACAATTTCGTACTCATTAATTTGATCTTTAAAAAATAACTTATAATGCTTGTCTTTAATAATGTTAACTTTTTTATTTAAGAAAAGCTTCATCCATAACTTAACAAACCGTGAAGTTGTTGCTGGGCAAATATAAATATAGACCTGGGAATCTTGTAAATTACTTAAGAAATTTAATACATAGTCATATGGGTAGGATGTATCACTAAGAACTAGTACTTTTTTATTTTTTAAATAATCAAAGTTAATTTCATTTAGTTGATACATTGCTACTATCTTGTGACTTACGATGAAGCACTATATACATGCTAATAATTAATGTAATTAAAACTCCAGAACTTAAGCCAATGTCTTTGTCAAAACCCCAGAGGATGGCGAAGCGCAGCATTATTGAGTTTAAAAACACATACAAAAAATAAACAATAAAGTTGGTAATCATGATAAGTCATTATCTCATACTTTTTTTAGAAAATCTCAAGAAAATTGTTTTTTGTAAGAAATTTTTTTAAACGATGTGGTATGCTACGCATGCAAAGCGTGCTGGTGTACTTAGCAAACACATATACTATATAAACTATATACACTTATGTATACTAAGCATTCATAGCATACGGGGTATAATCCTGAAGGTGGTATACTAAATTTATGAAAATAGTTGGAATTGTTGAATCTGACGAATGCAGCGGAGCCGCTATTGTTGATTGCGATTTTATCTCTATTGTTAAGATGGATAATTATTATATAGCCGCCTCAAAATGTATGTTTACGCACACCCCAGTCACTTGTGAAATTACTCAAGAAAATGCAGAAAAGTTAATGGAAAATGGTGTAGTATGTTTAGACTTTAATGATCCAATAGAAGAAGTTAAGAAACCACCTAGACGAAAGCGTAAATAAACTCTATGAGGAAAATTAGTTGGTTTAGCCCTGGCAGTATGGATATTAACGGGGAACCTTGGTATAGCCAAGGTTATAGCAACGCTGCAATCAGCACTATTAATGCTTTAAAAGAAAAAGATGTTGGCGTATTCTACAATAGAACAGATTTCCCATTCCACATTAATTTTTGCCAGCCCCATTATTATCAATTAAGTAATGATTATAAGATTGGCTATACTCCGTGGGAGTCAACTAAAATACCACCTGGCTGGTTGCACAATATGCAACAATGCGATGAAATCTGGGCAACATCTTCATTTGTTAAAGAAGTCTATGTGCAGAACAATGTTCATCACAATATCCATGTAATACCTCATGGCATCTCAGATGACTTTAGAATCATTGATCGTGAAATAACCGACACATTTAATTTTCTTCATGTTGGTGGAGATAGTAAAAGAAAAAATGCTCAGATGGCAGTAGACGCATTTTTAGAACTTTATGAAGATGATTTAAATTTCAAACTCATATTAAAATATAATAACTACTGCTACGCAGAAGTTTATATTGATGGAAATTTAGTTCCAGCTACTCAGCATCCTCAGATCATAGGTATTCCAGAAAATCTGTCAACAGAAGATTTGGTTAGGTTATATCACAAATGTCACTGCTTGGTTTACCCGACCAGCGGTGAAGGTTTTGGAATGATTCCATTTGAGGCAATTTGTACGGGTATGCCAACTATTGTAAGTAATGCAACAGGCTGTAGGGATTTTGCAAAATATTCAATACCGCTCAATTGCACAATGGCTAGCGCTGATTGGAATAATCATCATTACGGTGAAGATACTGGGTTGTGGGCTTATCCTGATCTGAATGACTTGATGGATCTTATGACACATGTTGTTTCTGAATATGATGAATTTAAGAAATACACAATTCAATCAGCAAAAATTTTACACGCCGAGCACTCTTGGTCCAGTGTTGCTGATAAGATACTTGATAGAATCAAGTTTTATGAAAATTCTTTAGTTTAGACCTAAGCATTTTTCATTGCGGCTAGTTGATCCAGCAGATATCATTGTAATCTTACTTTTGGAGGTATTGAATGTCTTTATTGTCACCTGAATTTATTGCTAGCTATGGATCTAAAACTCCGCCTTGGGGTTTTGGCGGTCTTGGGGAGGTTGTATTCCTTAGGACATATAGTCGCAAAATTGAAGGGACAGATCAAACTGAATCATGGGTCCAAACTATTCAGAGAATTATAGAAGGTGCTGCTGATATTGGAGTTCCATTTTCCACCGAAGACGCAGAGCATTTGTTTGATCACATGTTCCATCTACGGTGTGCAGTGTCTGGCAGAGCCCTTTGGCAACTCGGTACGCCTCTTGTAAAGCAGTTCTCGGGTACTTCATTAAATAATTGTTTTTATACAAATATTGAAAAAATTGAAGATTTTGAAATGTTGTTTGATTACCTAATGTTGGGCGGTGGAGTTGGTTTCTCTGTAGAGAGATCAAAGATCCATGAACTACCTAAAGTTAAGATGGTTGGCTCAATTACAGCCGAGCGTACAAATGACGCAGACTTCATTGTTCCAGACTCAAGGCAGGGCTGGCGGGAATTGCTGCATAAAGTGCTTGAATCATATTTCAAAAATGGCAAATCTTTTACATACTCAACTATTTTGATTCGTGAGTTTGGAACACCACTCAAGACCTTTGGTGGAACAGCTTCTGGTTCTGGAGCTTTAGTTGATGGGGTTGCGGATATTTGTAAAGTTCTAGACAACCGTGTTGGTAAAAAACTCCGTTCAATTGATGTGCTAGATATTTGCAATATCATTGGGCGTATTGTTGTTTCTGGCTCATCACGCCGTTCTGCGCAAATTGCTATTGGTGATCCTGATGATATTCTTTTCCTTAAAGCAAAAAATTGGGGATCAGGCAATGTTCCAGCGTGGAGAGCGAACAGTAATAATAGTATTTATGCAGATGCCTATGATGAAATTTTACCAGAACTCTGGAAGGGGTATGACGGAACAGGCGAGCCCTATGGTCTTGTCAACCGCAAACTTGCAAGAACATACGGAAGATTGGGTGAAAAGTCCCTAGATTCCTCTATTGAAGGATTTAACCCATGCGCAGAGATTGCTCTTGCTGATGGTGAGTCATGCAACCTTGCTACTATCTTTTTACCAAATGTTGAAAGTCTTGGACAATTGTTAGAAATATCAAAACTTCTTTATTTAATCCAAAAACAAATTACTCAACTATCATACCCGTATGAGAAAACAACAAACATTGTTAGAAAGAACACTCGCCTTGGTCAATCAATCACTGGAATTCTTCAGTGTGATGAGAAACAGATTAGCTGGTTATCTCAAGCTTATGATTTCTTAAAAGATTTTGATGCGTTTTACAGTAAAGAGCGAGGCTGGAATCATTCTGTTCGTTTAACAACAGTTCAACCATCAGGTACACTTTCATTGCTTCCAGGCGTAACTCCTGGAATCCACCCAGCTTTTGCCCCGTACTATATCCGCAGGGTTAGATTTAGTTCTGTTGATCCACTAGTGGATGCATGTCGTAAGCGTGGTTATAAAGTTACATGGGATATGGGATTGGATGGCAGAGAGGATCACACAAGGTATGTTGTGGAGTTCCCGTGCAAGTCACCAGACAATTCAATTCTGGTTGCAAACATGACTGCTCTTGAGCAATTAGAGTGGGTTAAGAAAATGCAAACAATCTGGGCTGACAATGCAGTTTCCGTAACAGTCTATTATCGTAAAGAAGAACTGCCAGCAGTAAAAGAGTGGTTGTCTAAGAATTATGATTCATCTGTTAAGTCGGTATCTTTCTTGCTGCATGTTGATCATAACTTCCCGTTGCCTCCGTATGAGGAGATCACTAAAGATGAATACGATAAGGTATTCTCTAAATTAGACTTTTCAACCCCAATTCATCAAAATGCTGCCAACTTGGATATTGATTTGGATGATTGTGCGACAGGTGCATGCCCTATTAAGTAACTATTGAACAATTTGTGTACAACAATAATCTCTATTTCATTAAAACTGGTGTATACTGAAACATATGTCCGATATTGTAAAGAACAAGCGCATCTGGGTTCCAGATAGAACATTTGGAGTTTGCATTTGGATATTACCTGATGGGCAACCTTTGTCTGATGGTGATGGATTTTTATCTGCAGAAGGTTTTATTGGTGACAAGGATATTGAATCAAGAGTTGAGGCTGCTGCAAAATACTGGACTGGCAGTGAAGAGGGCGAGTTGGCATGGGTACATGGTGCTAGAAAAGTTTCTGGCTCCGAAAGAGAAGATCAAATTGCAAGATTTCATGATGGTCTGATTCCAGACCCATTGGAAGATGCTTTTGACGGATTGAGGAAAAATGGAAAATAAAACAACACATATGATTGATCAAGTTGTTGAGGAAGAGATTGATGATTTAACATATTTTGGATTTGATTCATCTACAACCAATGATGATCCATTTGCAAAAGTTTCTTACTCTAGTCTTTCACCGAAAATGAAAAGAAAAGCTTCAAAACTTGCAAAAAAGTTTGAAGGTATAGACGGTGTAGCAAGTAAGTACATTGACCCAGAAACTCTGGATGGTTATAGCCTTTATGATATTGTAAACCCTCCTTATGATTTAGATACGCTTGCTGGTCTTTACGACTCTAGCGCTATTCACAATGCTTCAATTGCTGCACGAGTAATGAATACTGTTGGTCTTGGTTTTGAGTTTGTTGAAACTATTAAAGCTAAAAGAAGATTAGAGAAAGCCGCTGGTGAGCCAGAAAGATTGGCAAGAGTAAGAAAGTCTATTCAAGATGAAAAACAAAAGCTTGAAGATATTTTTGAAAACACTAACAAAGAAGAAACTTTTAACGAAACAATGATTAAGATTTGGCAAGATGTCTTAACCGTTGGAAACGGATACATGGAAATCGGCAGAAATAATGCTGGAGAGATTGGCTATATTGGTCATATCCCTGGAACACTAATGCGTGTTCGCCGTAAAAGAGATGGCTATGTACAGATTGCCAAGAGCAATAAGATCTCTGCCGTATTCTTTAGAAACTTTCAAGATTTAGAAACAGAAGACCCAATCAATACTGATTCAAATCCAAATGAAATTATCCATTTTAAAACTTACTCTCCTAAGAATACTTATTACGGCATTCCCTCTGCAGTATCTGCTGCTGCTGCAATTGTTGGGGATAAGTTTGCAAAAGAATATAATATTGATTACTTTGAAAACAAAGCCATTCCTCGCTATGCAATTATCCTTAAAGGTGCGAAGTTAAGCAATAAATCAAAACAAGAGTTAATTAATTATTTTAGAAAAGAAGTTAAGGGTCGCAATCATGGAACCTTAGTTATTCCAATTCCAGCATCGCTTGGTTCGGATAGTGATATTAGATTTGAAAAATTAGAAGCTGGAATTCAGGATTCATCATTTGATAAATATCGTAAATCAAACCGAGATGAAATTCTTGTTGCAAACAGAGTTCCCGCCCCTAAGGTCGGTGTGTATGACAATGCTAACCTTGCAGTGTCTAGGGATGCCGATAAGACATTCAAAACACAAGTGATTGGTCCAGATCAATCGGTTGTTGAAAAAAGATTGAATCGTATTATTTCTGAATTTAGCGACATGGTTGTATTGCAATTCAAGCGCATTGATTTGATTGATGAAGACATTCAGTCAAAAATTAATGATAGATATTTGAGAACAGAAGTTATTGCTCCAAACGAAGTTCGTCAACAACTTGGATTGCCAGAAAGGACAGATGGTGATGAACCATTGCCTTTCCCAACAAAGATTAAAAAAGAATCC